TTCGTCGCCTATCTCTTCGCCACCCTTGCGGGAGTTAGCAAGGTTGGCTCATACACAGGCACAGGCGCAACGCTTCAAATTAACTGTGGATTTACGTCAGGTACTCGATTTGTAATTATTAAACGCACGGACAACACGGGGGATTGGTATGTATGGGATTCTGCGCGTGGCATTGTATCGGGCAATGACCCATACTATGTATGGAATGTCAATTATGACCAAGTAACTACGACCGATTGGGTTGATACTTACAGCGCAGGCTTTGAATTAAGCAACGCCGCAGGTAACAACGTAAATATAAACGGCGGCACATACATCTTCCTCGCCTTTGCATAAGGAGCAATCATGGAAATCAGAATCAGGGCCACGGGCCAAGTGATGTTTTGGAGTGAGTTCCGTGAACTGCTCCTCAGTCAGAATCCCAGTGAATTGATCACTGTGCTGCCCCAGACCGAGGAATGGCTAGACGCGCATGGCGCAGATGTGGTGTTTGAGGGCCCACAGGCTACCGGCGGGACGGTCTATCAGTTCTCCATGCGCCAGGGCGTCGAGCAGATTGGCGGCAAATGGCACACCAAATATGTGCTTGGCCCGATCTTCACCGACACCACGGACGAAGACGGCAAGGTCACGACTGCCGCCGAGAATGAAGCAGCGTACAAGGCCCAGAAAGATGCGGAGCAGGCGCAGCGTGTACGCGAGCAGCGCAACCAGAAACTTGCCGACTGCGACTGGACCCAATTGGCAGACTCTCCCGTGGACAAGGCTGTATGGGCAACGTACCGCCAAGCCCTGCGGGATGTGCCTGGGCAGGCTGGGTTCCCCTGGACCGTCAACTGGCCAGAGCAGCCCTAATTTATGGAGCCCATAACCGGCATTCTTGCGGCAGTCTCAGCAGCGAATGCCGCGTTTGGGGCCGTTAAGAAACTCGTCGCCACGGGCCGCGAGATTCAAGATGTTGCCGGTCAGATCGGCAAGTGGTACGGCGCTTTCGGGGACTTCAACCGCCTAGCCAACGACAAGGCCAACAAGAAGCCCTCAGTCTTTAAGCGGCTGCTGCACGACGACAGCATTGAGCAGGAAGCCTTGCAGATCACGATGCACAAGCAGGCGCTGATCAAGCAGGAGTACGAACTCAAGATTCTGATCATCGCTCACTACGGTGAGAACGTGTACAACGAGATGATCATGGAGCGCATCCGCCTGAAAAAGGAGCGCGAGAAGAAGGAGCGTGAGCACCGCCTTCGGCAGCAGGAGTTCATGCTCAACGCCAAGTACGGCGCAGCAATTGCCTTCGTAGCCGTCGCCCTGATTGGGGTGGGTTACTACTTACTCGACAAGGTACAGCAATGAGTTTCAGGAAGCCGCCGGAAGGCGCAAGCCGTTCAGAAAGGGAGGCCCATGTCAAGGCTCTTGCTGCGGTTTCTATTAGCCTGCTTGCTCTACTCCTTGCTGTTACAAATTACTTTGCCGGACGGAACTCCTCTGCGGTTCTCAATGGAACCATAGAGTCCAACAACCTGTGGGCGTGGTATCAGGCCAAGAATGTCCGGGCGACCATCTACGAGGTCACCAACAACGAGCAGAAGGCCACCAAGCAACGCGCCGACATGGACGAGATCATGGAGAAGGCCCGTGCTGCTGAAGCCAAGCGCGACGCTGCCAAGGCCAAGTCTTCCTACTACTCCTATTCCGGCATGGCGCTGCAACTGGCCATCGTCCTGTCCTCTGCGGCCATCCTGGCCGTCACCCTGAGCCTGTTCTACGCCTCCATCGGTGTGGGCGCTGTCGGGGTGCTTCTGTTTTTCTTTGCTCTAGGAGCCTGAGATGCTGTCGCTTCTTTCCACCCTCGGGGGCTTGCTGCTCTCGGGCCTGCCCAAATTGCTCGAATACTTCCAGAACAAGGCAGACCAAGCCCATGAACTGCGTCTGGCCCAGGTTCAGACCGAGCGGGAACTCCAACTGGCAGCGGCAGGCTTTGCCGCCCAGGCCCGGATGGAGGAGATTCGCACCGAGCAGGTGGCGATGGAAACCGACGCCCGGATGACCGAAGCGGCTCTGGCGCACGACCAGAAGATCATGGACAAGGCTTCCCGGTGGGTGGTGAACTACACCGGCACCGTCCGGCCCACGGTTACCTACATCTTCGTCTTTGAGTTGGTGGCCATCAACGCCTTTATGGCGTGGTATCTCTGGAACCACCCGACGCTCATTCAGAGCATGGACGACATCATCCTGTACTCTGACCTGATCTTCTCCGCCGACGAGATGGCGATCCTCGGGGGGATTATTGGCTACTGGTTCGGTTCTCGCCAGTGGAGTAAGAAGTGAAACTGAGCAAGGCGGGCGAAGACCTCATGCACAAGTATGAGGGGTTTAGGAGTAAACCCTACCTTTGCCCTGCCCAAATCTGGACGATTGGCTACGGCCATGTCCTGTACCAAGAGCAAATTCGCCTGCCTTCCGTTCGTAAAGAAGGCTACACCGGGATGCTCCGCTCTGAGTTCCCCCTGAAGCCGGAGGACAGCCGTGTCTGGACTAAGACGGAGATCGACGAACTATTCCACGCTGACGTCGTCACTTTTGAACGTGGTGTTCTTCGACTTGTTCCCGGTGTACCTGGGCGTCAAGGCAGCTTTGACGCTCTGGTCAGTTTTGCCTTCAATGCAGGGCTAGGCAATCTTCAGCGCAGCCAGATCAGGATGAGGGCCAACCGAGACGACTGGAGCGGGGCGGCAGATGCCTTCCGCCAGTGGACGATGGGTGGTGGCAAAGTCCTGCCCGGTCTGGTAAAACGCCGTGAAGCCGAGATTGCCCTTTTTCTGTCTTGACAGGAAAATACCGCCATGCCACTCCAGAAAATCCTGTTCAAGCCCGGAGTCAACCGCGAGAACACGCGGTATACCACCGAAGGCGGGTGGTACGACTGCGACAAGGTTCGGTTCCGTCAAGGCACGCCAGAGAAGATCGGCGGGTGGCAGCGCATCTCGTCCAATACTTTTCTTGGCACTTGCCGTTCGCTGTGGAACTGGGTGACCTTGGGGTTTTTGAACTTGGTAGGGGTGGGCACAAACCTCAAGTTCTACATTGAAAAGGGCGGCGCCTACTACGACATCACGCCGCTGCGCGTCACCACCACACTGCCTAACAACCCGTTCACCGGCAACGGCACGACCACGGTGACGGTCAACGCCCCCGCGCATGGCGCTGTGACGGGCGACTTTGTGACGTTCAGTGGGGTGACAGGCGCGTCTGCTGCACTGCTCAACGGCGAGTTCCAACTGACGGTCGTCAACGTCAACACGTACACCATCACCACGTCTTCTGCCGTACCCATCGGAGCCACCGGTGGTGCGGCAGTTTCTGCGGCCTATCAAATCAATACTGGTGCTGCCTTTTCCGTGCCCATCACTGGCTGGGGTGCAGGCCCGTGGGGTGCAGGCCCGTGGGGCACCGGCACGGCCACCGACTCGCCAATCCGACTGTGGACCCAGAAGAACTGGGGCGAGGACTTGGTTTTTGGCCCGCGCGGCGGGGGCATGTATTACTGGGATGCTTCGACAGGCGTCACCACACGCGGGTACAACTTGGCCACTGCGGTGGGGGCGTCGGACGTGCCGACTGTCCAGAACGTGATCTTTGTGTCTGACGTAAACCGGTTTGTGTTTGCGATGGGCTGCAACGACTATGGCTCTTCTACGCTCGATCCGATGTTGATCCGGTGGTCAGCGCAGGAGGACGCGCTTGACTGGACTCCAGTAGCCACCAATCAAGCGGGCAGCTTACGCCTGTCAACAGGTTCGGAGATCATCACCGCGATCCAGGCGCGTCAGGAAATTGTGGTCTTCACGGACTCGGCCCTGTACTCGCTGCAGTACCTTGAGCCGCCGATTGTCTGGGGGGCCCAGCTTCTGGGTGACAACATCTCCATCGTCGGCCCCAACGCTGTGGCCATCGCGTCTGGCGTGGTGTACTGGATGGGCGTGGACAAGTTCTACGCCTACGACGGTCGCGTTCAGACGCTGCCCTGCGATGTTCGCCGGTACGTGTTTAGCAACTTCAATGTAAATCAGTCGGCTCAGGTTTTTGCTGGCACCAACGAGGGCTTCAACGAAGTCTGGTGGTTCTACTGCTCAGCAAACTCTTACACCGTGGACCGCTATGTCGTCTACAACTACCTTGAGCGCATCTGGTACTACGGCACGATGGCCAGGACCGCGTGGCTTGATTCGGGCCTGCGTGACTATCCTGTTGCTGCAACGTACAGCCACAACCTCGTGAACCACGAGCAAGGCATCGACGACAACGAGACGGCAACTTCCCTGCCCATCATCGCCAACATCTCTTCGTCTGAATTCGACATCGGCGATGGTCACAACTTTGGGTTTGTGTGGCGCATGCTTCCCGACATCACGTTTGAGAACTCGACTGGCGTGTCCCCTACTGTCAACATGACACTCTACGGCCTGTACAACTCAGGCTCGGGCGCCATCGACAGTTCAGGCAAGCCGGTGGTCAAGGGCAATACGTACGTGATTACCGAAGAGTTCACGGGGCAGATTTACACCCGTGTGCGCGGTCGGCAGATGATCTTCAAGATCGACTCCAACCAACTTGGTACGACGTGGCAGCTCGGCGCTCCGCGAATTGACATTCGTCAGGATGGACGGCGATGACGTTCCTTATCGAAGATGCAACCGTACCTGCGCCCCCCAACTTGCCTCTGGCCCCTCGGGACTACGAGTCGCGTTACCACGAGCAGTTCAACAACGTCCTGCGCCTGTACTTCAACCGGCTTAACGCACTGCTGAACAAGATCGTGGCAACCACCTCCCCCATTCCAATCTCCATCGGCGGCACCAACACGGATGCCTTCGGGCGGCTGCGGGTCAGTCAGCCCTACACGCTCTTCGACTCTCAGCAACGCTACGCTGCGGACAACCAGTTCGACACGAGCACGGTCAACGGCGCATCCACCACG